TTTTAATTTTAATTTTTATGTGTTATATATTAATAATAAAAACTCATTTTTTATCATTTTATAAAAATAACAATATAGCTCCCAATATAAGAGCTCCTGATCCAGCACCAACTAAAAAATACCCCCATTTGGATTTAGAAACATCTTTTTTTAATCCATCTATCTCTTTCTGATCATTCTGTTTTTGATCATCATCTAATTTAATATCCTTTTCTAAATTGCTATTTATCTCACAGATATCTTCAAGTTGTTGATCCTTATCACATATTTCCTTTTCAAGCTCATTTATTATATCCTTCTGCATAATAATTTGCTTTGACTGTTCATCTATAACTTTTATATATGATAAATCAAGACTATCACACTTAATTCTAAACTGCTTAAGAAGTGCAAGAACATCATAATCATTATCTATTTTATGTGCTTGTTCAATTGTAAATACTACAATCTTATGACCATTACTATCTGTTTCAATTTTAGGATAATCTTGTGCATTTATTAGGAAATTTATACACAAAATAATAATTAACATTACTAACTTTTTCATTATTTTAATTTATTTTTTAATGATTTAATCATATCTGAATCATTTCTATTGATTGGGTTATTAACCAAATTGTCTATTTTTTTTTCAGTATCTTTCTTCTCATCTTCTAAATTTTTAACCTTATTTTTATAAATAATAGTTTCTTTTAAAGATTTATCTAATTCACTATTTAAATTAATTATTATTAATTCAATTTTATTAATAGAATCTTGAATTGAATTATAATCCTTTGATAACTTATCATTGACTAAACTAATAGAATCAATATCTCTTTGTATCTTTTTATTTTCCTTTTCTAAATCATCATATTTACTATCTTTATTACAACTTCTAACATTCATAAATATTGATATAGATAAAATGATTAACAATACAAAAAATGTATATCTCTTAAAGTTTCCCATAAACTTTTATTTTTTTATTATATATATAAAAAAAATATGTATCTTTGTACCAAAATAAAAAAAATATGAAATTTAAAAAATTAGTCTGTTTCGATTTTGATGATACACTATTTTTCACACCAAGACCCGAAGAAGGTAAAAAAATATGGTTTGATAAAACAGGTGAAAATTGGAAACACATTGGTTGGTGGGGTAAATCAGATACACTTAATTTAAATATATTTGATATACCATTAAATGAGTGGGTGCATAGTAAATATTTAGAAATTAATGATGCACATAAAATACTAGCAACTGGAAGACTTGATAAAATACCAGGTATGAGAGATTGTGTAAATAAAATATTAGATATAAATAATATAGTATTTGATGAAGTCCATCTAAATTGGGGCACAGATACATTAAAATTCAAGATCAAACTATTCAATGAAAGAATAGAGACTCTTGGGGTAGAAGAATTTATCATGTTTGATGATCGTAAAGAACATCTAATTGAATTTGAAAAGTGGGCAGAAGTGCAGAATATAAAAATAACAATTGTTGATGTAATAAACAAAACAACAAAAGTATTTAATTAGGGAGTTTGACTTAGTTAATATATACATAAAAGTATTATTTAAATATGTCAAAGAGAAAAACATTATTAGAATGGCAAAACGAGAGCAATGAAATACATAATAATGAATTTGAAATTTTAGAAGAACCAAAGAGTGGTGCACAAAAAGTTAGAATTTTACACAAAAAATGTAATAATATAATAGAAATAACTTTAAACAATCACACAAAAAGATATTGTAAATTTTGTTCAAATAAAAATAAAAAAACATTAGAAGAACATCAGGAAAATAGTAACAGAATGCACAACAATGAATTTGAAATTTTAGAAGAACCAATAAATATTAAGCAAAAAGTAAAAATACTACATATAAAATGTGGAGGTATATTTGAAATGAGTATAAATAACCATATTAATCAAAAACAAAAATGTAAATTATGCGGACCAAACTCAAGAAAATCTAATGAACATTGGATCATAAAAAGTAAAGAAATTTGGGGTGATGAATTTGAAATTTTAGAAGAAGTTAAAAATGTAAATAAAAAAGTCACTATATTACATAAAATATGTAACAAAAAACATAATAAAAATATGAGTTCTTTTATACACGGAGAAAGAGGGTGTCCATATTGTTATAAAGATTTAAGATATGCAGAGAAATATATTTCCGAATATCTTAAATCGAAATGTATAAAATATGAATGTGAAAAAACATTTGATGATTTAATAAATCCAAAAACTGGTAGAAAATTAAGATTTGATTTTTACCTACCAGAATTTAACTTAGTAATCGAAACACACGGTGTTCAACACTATAAACCAATTGATCATTGGAGTGGAAAATCAGGATTTGAAGAACAAATATATAGAGATAATATAAAAGAAAACTATTTAAAAGAAAAAAATATAAAATTAATAGTAATTAATAATAAACAGTTAACAAAAATAAAAGAAGTAATATGAGTAAAACTAAAGAACAAGTAGAATCAAAGGTGGAATCTATCTTAGCAAAACCTTATGTATTAATTTTAGAAAATGACGATTATAATTCTTTCGATTGGGTAATTACTTGTCTAATGAAAGTATGTGGACATGAGGAAGAACAAGCAACTCAGTGTGCACACATCGTTCATTTTAATGGAATTTGTGATGTTAAGTATGGAGATTTGGAAACCATATCAACTATGAAGGACCAACTTCAAAATGCTGGACTATCTGTTACGATGGAAGTAAATTTATAAAAAAAGTCACTCAATTTGAGTGACTTTTTTCACCTATTATTTTTAGTACCAAACCAATTTATTCCAGATGTAGAATTGCCACCCTTATACTTACTCATCTGTTGTCTTCTCATTTTCAACATCTGACCATAATCAACACCTTGCACATAATCAATATCTTTAAGTGAAGTATTTACATAATCCATAAATTCTTTTGGTGAATATTTAGATGACCACTCATTTACCATCTCTCTAAATTCATGCTTAGCAAATATAGAAGATGCATTTACAACAGCCATTACACAATTGTGAACAACTATACCATTTGCAACATAACTGTTATCATCAGCAACCTCTAAATTATAAGTAACCCCCTTATAATTATAACATTCTCTTTTATCTAGAACAGAAGAATATTCAAAATCTGATATTTTTCTCAAACAAGAATTATTAATATCCCCTCTATCACAAATAGAAACCCAATACTGATCTTTACTAGGTTTTCCGTAACGATGTCTTTTATTACGAGATATTGTTACATGTTTACCAATTGATATTGCAATATCTCTCATTGTCAGTGCCAAGCTCATACTAGTTGAACAACCAATATAACGTGTTGCTCTGTTTTTAGACTTTGTCAAACAACCATCACCCTTTAACCAATAATCCAATATAAGACCCATATTATTAGAATCAAATTTATTATATAAAAAATTAGGGAATATCTTTTCCTTATCCTCATCATAACATTTTATCAAAATTTCATATATAAATCTATTATAAAATGTCAATGTTGTACAATTTTTTTTAACAGATGTAAAATATTTCAACCCCCAATTATCAATAATATCACCCATCTCCTTTATCAATTCAACATGTTTTGTATTAAATGCTATACTAACACGATAAGATGTAGGTTCAGGTTTATAACAATTACCATCCGCTAAAAATAATCCTAAAAATTTAGAAAAATTTGAATCTATCTTAATCTCCTTTATTTTAAAATTTGTTTCAGCAGATTCTTTTGGTCTCTCAAATAATTCAGTATATGCTATATAAACATCTTCCTTATCTTGAATTTTATCATTTATTACAACACATCTTGATGTTTTTCTCAAATCACCAGGGAGCGTCCATTCCCTTTTTAAATAATTATTATAATTCTTTCTATTTATCATTGATGTATCATTTTTAGGCTCATATATTGGATGATTATATGTTATATCTAATCCTATTTGACCCCTGAACTTTAAGTTGTACATATCACCATCAAAATCCCTAACACATATATTAGTAACCGGTTTGTAATTACCCAAATGAGTCAATACCAACTCACCTAATTTAATATCCTTTATTTTCTTATAACCATCAATAGTTTTAATTAAAGTATTTGGTAATAAACAATCATCACACCCAACATCGGCCGCATATCTAATATTACCAGAAGTAGTAGTATGCTTAACAAATGTTGTTATTTCACGAATATTATCCTCATTTGTTATAGTAAAACTTCTACTCATCATCAAATCCTGATAATCCTTAACCAACATATTTTTATTGTCACCAATCTTTAAACCAATCTTTTCCTCATTTGAATCAGCTCGTTGTTTATATCTAACAAATATAGATGAACCATAATTATTATTCCCATCAAAAACATGTGGCATTTCTGCCAACAATGTGTTTCCATATGTATTAAGCTCTAGTACAATTTTAACATTATCCGGGTTGAAATATTCAAATGCTATAAGATATAATAGTTCTGATAATTGCTTAACTGAGGTAAAGTTGCTTCTATATAAACCTATTTGCTCAAGTCTAAAAAAATCAACTATAGATTTATAAGTATGTTTTTGTGCCTCTATAAGATCCATATCCTTTTCAGATATTTTAAATATATTTAAAATGGAATAATCTTGTCCTAAACCCTCTGATATATCAACAGATATAACTATTTTATAATCCTTTCTCATAATGGGTACATAAACATCATCATCATCAATCCATTTTAAATCTTCATAACTAAAACGAAGTTTGGTCTCAAACTCATCAATCTCTTCATATACATAATTTTTCTTATTCCTCAATAATTCATCTATGATTGCCTCGTTTAATAATGATTTACTACCATTTATAAATCTAAGTCCATATTCCTGGTTAAATGCATCCTCACCACCAATATCCTTAACTGCTTCATCTTTCCAAGTTGTTAATTCACCAAGAACCAATATGGATGTCTCATTTCCTTTGAAATCTATGAATTTTAAAGATCTAACCATTTCATCCGTACACTTATCATTATTAAAAACATGTATAACATCCTTTTGTTGATCCATATTAAACTCCATCTTTACATTGGTCAATTCACCAAATGTATCCTTACATAGATTAAAAATATATTCTTTATCAACGCCATATTGATACATCTTATGCTCATTCAATCGTATATATGTTACAAAGCGACCAGGAACTTGATACCAATAAACACGCATCGGTTTATAGTTATTCTTTAATGGATCACCATCAGGTCTTTCAGCATCAGTTAATATTTTATGAAATAAATTCATACCATTTGGTGTTGATGTAATTATAATTTTAGAGTTCTGAATTGCAGACACAGTTGGGTATACTGCAGTGTAGTAAGGTTCAATTATATTTGAGGGAATATGGGCGAATTCATCTAAATATAAAACGTCAATTGTGTGGCCAATTCCGGGTGTTTTAGACCTTGCAGACGTTTTTATCCGACATCCATTCTCAAATGTTAGTGATTTTTGATTCCATATTTTTATACCTGGTTTCAAGAAAAATGGTAATAGTGAATAAATGGATTTAATCTTATCAACAATCTCAACTGTTGTACTACCAACGTTGGCCACGATCATTATATTCTTATCATTTTGGAATAAAAGAGTGTGTAATATGAAAATAGAAGAACTAATTGTCTTACCTGTTTGTCTACTACACATTAATATATTAAAACGATTATTAACGAATGTATCCAATATCTCATGTTGATATTCCCTTAATTTTATATTATTTATAGAACCATCCTCTGTTTTAACCATACAATACTTCTCAGTAAAATATTGTATATCTACGGCACATTTAATATATTCCTGTTGTTCTTCAATAGTCATTCGGAAAGTAGTACCAGCACGTCTTAAACCAATCTCATTTTTAAACCATGGGTTTTGGTATCTTTTTAGAATTACACCATCATTTATCATTAGAGTGGCCTCATCAACAATTTTTGTTGTAAAAACTAATTGTTTTTCTTCTTCCTTTTTGATCATATTAAAAAATTTAATTTTTCTGGTATTCCTTTAATACTTGATATTCGTATTAATTGTATATTATTATTTTCACAATATTTATTTTTAATTCTGTCTCTTATTTGTATTTTTTCAAATTCAGCCTGACCTCCGAATCTTTCTCTGGGTTCAAAATGTTGAATACCATCATATTCAATACATAAGTTGTGTTTTGGTAAATAAAAATCATATTCCAATACGTGTATATGTCTACAATCATCAAATCTTTTATGTCTAACATATTCAATATTATTTTCAGTTAGAAAAACAGATGTTGCTAACTCACCTTTTGATTCTCTGCAACTAGGACACCCACACATACTTCTTATATGTAATTCTGGTAATTGCCAAAAATCACCATGTTTTTCACAAGTTATTTTAGTTTTAGCTGCCGAATTTACATATGTACTTTTATCATATTTATATTTATTATTATGTATCTTATTAGCACTTTCAATGAAATAATCAAAGTCCCATTTTTTTCTACTTGAACAAAGATTACAATGGGAAACACCGTTTAGATGTGATGATGCACAAACACTAAAGTCACCATGTTTTTTACAAGTTATTGTGACATCATTGAAATATCCATTATATATTGTTTTATCATAATTATAATCGTATTTGGAATATTTACATTTTGACATATTTATAAATTCCTCGGTGGTTAATTTTCTATTACCTGAACATTTTGAACAACCTACACCATTTAGATGATGTCTAGGCTCTAAGAAAAACGGACCGTGTTCTTTACATATAATTTTAACTGGTTTAGTATTTTGGAATTCTGATTCATTCACTTCTGAATAAACATATTTATCTCCATGTTTTTTATTAGATTTTTTTATAAAAATTTCACTATTAATAGTTCCTTTACCACATTTTAAACATCCTATTCCACTCGTATGGGATCGTGGTATTTGTTCAAAATTACCGTGCATTTTACAAATTATAACAACCTTTGTATTATTGTTTTTATATTCCACTAATGAATAATCATATTTATTACCATGTATATTTTCAGATCTTTTAATGAATTCATCTGTATTTGATTTTTTGGTAGTAAATGTTATAGATTTCTCACACATATTTTATATATAAACTTTAATTATATATAAAATTCAAAAAATGGAAAAAATACATTTTTTTCAATTAATATATAAATAATGGGAAGGAAATTAGGAATTAATAAAATAAAGGTTGGATTTTCAGTCGATATTGATACTTATCAAGAATTTGAGAAGTATTGTGATGGAAATTACATCAATAAATCTAAATTAGTTGATAAAATTCTAAAAGACTTTCTAGAAAAAGAAAAAAATAAACTAAAATAATATGTCAAAAGAAGATAAAGAACGTAATAGGATAAAAGATGAGTTTGACCAAATACAATCTGAAAATGATGATTATGATTTCGAAAAGCATCTTGCAAAGGGGGATGATTTACCAGATTTGGGTGAGATCGAGATCTATGATTATGATTCAGATTTAACAGTGTCAAGTCACCAATCCATGGATGTATTAGAAACACTTGTTGATCTATATTTAGGAGATGTGCCAAAATTAAAAGAACATCCTTATATAAAAACAAAGATGAAAGAAGATGCAATGGTATATGCTGAGGCATTATTTTTAACAAAAATGACAAGAAAGAACTTCCTTACACAAATGAGACAAGTTGATAATGGTGATAGTTCTGCTAGGATGCATGAGGTAGTTAACCAAACAATTGGTCAGATAAGAGAGAATGCAAAATTCTTATCAGGTCAAAAAACAGAACTTGAAAAATTTTATAAAACCCTAAGAAAAGATTTAGGTTATAATGAAATTGAGAATACTGAAATAAAATCTGTTGAAAGTGCTGAAACCACTGATGGTAGTGATATAAATGGTGGAATAATGAGTACTAGGGATATAAATGATATGATAAAACTTGCAATGCTTAATAAAAAAGATGAGCAAGCCAATAAAAAGAAATAAAAAATAAAGCCACTTATAAAGTGGCTTTATTTTTTCCAATTAAATTTTTCAAATGTTTTTATTAAATTATGATATTCTATCTTTACTTTGGTAGTTGAAAATCTATTCATTTTATTAGGTGTCACTAAATTAACAAATAAATAATGATTTATATTTTTAAGCACTTCTTTTATTTTACTCTTAATATCTGAATCAGAATTATTTATTAATAATTCTAACATTTTATTAACATCTATTGCCAATTTAATAGTTGATATATCAGTATCATAAAAATATATGTTATTATATGTTTCTAATTCTTCATCTATGAACATATCACCACTTGTCTTAAGTCCTATTAAATATTGTAACAACAATCTGATCTTTTTAAAAGATATTTCATCACTATCCCTGGAATAGAATGTTTCTGATATAAAGAAGTATTTTTTTATAATCAGACCATTTTCTTCTAGTTTATTTTCTATTTTTTTAATTATTTTTTCATAATTAGACTTGGTATTTTCTGAACAAATTAAATAGATATCATCAGTAGTATTCTTAATATGTATTAAATTATCCATATTTATATCATAATTTATATTATCAATGATTTCATCATCCATAAATTCCCTCATAGAGAATGCTAAATCGGAAATATCTGTTTTATTCAATTTACATTTTATTTTAAGTGCTTCCATTAAATTATCAGGAAACCAATAATTTTTCCCACTAAATACAACTTTATTATTCTGTGATTTATATATACCACTTCTTATTAGATTGAAATCAGATTGATCAATTTTCATTATATGTATCTTTGGATATTTCTTATCAACTATCCAAACTTTACTATCATTCACTAAAATTGTTTCTATATCAAAAAAATGTGCATTCATTAGAAAAAGTTTTTTATTTTATATGTAAATTTATGTGGAATTGGATCATAGCGATCACCTTCATATTCTTTATCTTCCCAAGTAACACCACCACTTAATTCAGAATCAAAGCTTTTACATTTTTGACAAACACTAGGCTCTACCATTTTACCATTAAATTCAGTAAAATCATTTTCAGTAAATATAAATGTAGCTTTACACCATGGATTACTACATACTTTTCTCATTTCCTCCATATTCTATATATAAAAAAAACATTATCTATTTTACCATATTTTTACTTATAGCAAAATCATATAAAATTGGTAGATTTAAATGTTTTATAAAATTATCTCTAATATCACCGAGTGTTTTAGTTCGTTTTATAATATTGATTATTAAAAAACCAAACTCCTCTTGGAAATCCAAATAACAATCACACCAAGGTTTATTATAGTTTTCAAGAGTTCTCCATTCCGAATATCCACCACTTAACCAAAAAAGAGATTTTTCAGGTGAGGTATTTTCAATTATAAAATCATTTATCTTTATATCCCAAACAGGATCACTAAATTCCACCTTACCCATCATCATAGATACTGCTTCACCAATATCACTAGTAACATCACTCCCTATTTCAAAGAAATATTCATTTTCCTCTTTACTAATTCTAATTATACCAACTTTGTGATAGATATCATTCTTACCCTTAGTTTGTAGAGTTAATTTTCTCCTTTTCATAAAATTATAGATTATTTTTTGTGAATTAGGAATTATAATCTAATCCCATCAACCCATTTACCATCAAAATTACCACTCTCCCATATACCAGAGTGCCAAGTTCCATAGAAATTTCCCTTTTTAAATATACCATAAAACCAATTTCCACTATAAAAGTTTCCATCATACCATATAATAGTATCTTTTTTTATTTCAAATTTCACATTTTCTATCTCTGAATCTATTAACCAATAGAACTCCTTTTCTTTCAGGATTTGATTAATCTTTTTCTCGTTTGTATATGTTTTACCATCATACATTAATTCTACATATCTCATAATGTATATATTTAATCTGTAAATATCAAAATCTAAAATCGGCATTTTTTGCTGGTTTTTTAAATTTTTTATTTTATTTTATTTATAAACTAAACATTTTATTAAGTTTTTTTGAATATCAAAAATATAAGAATGTGTGAATTACAACAACCCAAAGCCTATATACTAGTAATTTTTATTTTTTAAATATTAAACTTTTATAAAACCAATTCATATAAAGATTATAAAAATTAATATATGGTAAGTAACACAGATTTCAATATTGATAAATTTAATGATAAATTAAAAAAACATATAAATTTTAGATTAGAAAATTCCAAAATAAAGATAACAGATTTAGTCTTAGAAGAATTAATTTCATTTGCATTAGAAGATTCAAATAATGTTCACACATATGAATCAGGTAGCCATAAAAAGGGTGCTGATATATCAACGGAATTAGAAAATTATTCAATTAAATCATCAAAACTAGATAAGGGAAAATTAAATATATCATCATTTCGTTTAACTAGATTTGAGGATGATTTAAATAAAATGACTAATTTTATTGATAATGATGGTAAAAATTTTGATAAGTATTTCGTACTTGCAAGAAATGAGAACAACGAGCAAATAAATTATTCATTTTATATACTCCCAGCTGATATATTTACAGCAACGAATATGGTGTGGGTTGAGACTAAAAACAAAAAAAATAAAATTACTGGCTGGAATACAATTAACAATGATGTTATAAAACTTAAAATAGTTAAAAGTATGTCAAATCAGCTATGGATTGAGATAGACAAAAATTATGTTGAGGAATTTTTAGCTTTTGAAATATCAAAAGATATTTCAAATATAGGAAAAAATAGATATATAGCATAAAAAAAGCCTCTTTTAAAGAGGCTTTTTTTAGAATATTTCATTATATTTTTCAAGAGCACCATTTGATAATTTTATATAATTATCATTTATATCAAATCCGATAAAATCAATACCCATTCGTTTACAAACAACACCCTCACTGCCCGATCCACCAAATGGAATAACAACCATACAACCATCTTTTGATTTTGATGCTAAAATTAATTTCTCAGTTAATTTAGATGGCTTTTGTGTTGGGTGCTTAATACATTTATCCACATCATATTTTTTAATTTCTTTACCAGGATAAACAATACCTTCATGTAAAAAAAATCGTTCTTTACCTGCACCACCTGCTAATGTTGAAATTTCAGTAAATACATCTCTTGGTAAAGCACCCTTTTCATGTGCCTCATAGGTTGTATCACCAGAACCTCCAAATCTAGCAGTATTACTTTTTGTTCTTTTTTTACCAGCAGAATTTTTCAAAAAACTATCAGTATAAGGAACACGGACTTCATCTCTATTAAATATAGGTTTTTCTTTCCATATATATAATATACTCTCATGACTTCTTTGCCAACCATTATAAGAAGGAATCGTTTTATTTGTATAGTGCCAAATTAACCATCTTTTTGGCAAATCAACCCTAACAGATATATGCGCCAATATCTCACTAAAACCATATATATAAATACTACCAGTGTTTTTAGTTATTCTAATACACTCTTTTATCCATTCATCACACCACTCTAAATATGAATTTAACTCCATATTATCCTTACATATACCAAAATCCTTTCCAATATTATATGGTGGATCTGATATTACTATATCAACTGAGTTATCAGGTATTTTTTTCATACCCTCAATTGTATCCATAAAATGGAATTTATTCCAATCTCTTTCTTCCCAATACATCATATTTTAAATTTATTTTATTACATATTAATATCCATTTATTACCTTTTCACTTTTATCACTTTCACCATAAAATAAACAAATAAACAAATATTTAATATTTATATATAAGTTATATGAAAAATAATAGAAAAGTTAAAGCATATTTCACAATAGACCCAGATCTATATGAAAAATTAGAAAAGCACATTGATGAGAAACTTTTAGATAAATCAAAACTAATTGAGTTCTTAATAAAAGAATATATAGATAAACAAAATTAATTACCATGGATTTCCTATTCTTAGAATTTTATATACAGAAAAAATACAACCAAAAAGTTGAAGAATATTTCATGAAGAATATTTCATTATTTTTTAAACTTTTTCACAAAAGCAGAAAACTTCTACTTATTCTTTCATATAACATTTATAATAAATAAAATGATATGAAAAATATAACACACTTATCAATATTTAAAATAGAAAATGATAAGGTTTTCGAAAATGTTAACTCTTATAAAGAGTTAAATGAATCTATTAAAAAATATGGTTTATCATTTGGGGATAAAAAAAGTGATGAATATAGAGACACAACAGGTATGGCATTTGAAATATTCACACAATTCTTCTGTATAAAATACGGTGAAAATCCAATCTTAGGTATAAGGGATATAAATGATACAAGTGATGATCCCTTTAATGAAGGTTTTGATTTCACATATACAGACTATAAGGAAAAACCGGGTCAAATTCAATCTAAATGGAGAAGTAATCCATCATACCAATTTAAAATTGGTGAATTAGCAACAAATGGTGAAATGGCTAGAAATCTAGATATAGATAGAGATAATAATATACTATTTATAAATTTCGATGATACTGATGAATTATTTCATTACAAATATAAAACTGCAAGAAATGCAAGAAGAGTAATAAGTAGAGATATACAAGAAGAATTCATTAGAAGAGATCCTAATTTTTGGAAAGAATTTAGAGAATGTATAAAACAATCAGTGGTAGATGTATTCGAAGATCCTTACAAACCAAGGGAAATTCAAGAATGGATTCTTAATGGAACAACAAAAGATAATATTAAATACAAAGGAACAGATGTTGTTTTAAATGGTGAATTAACAAAAGGAAGAATTGAGGCATCAACCGGTGCAGGTAAAACATTATGTCAATTCTATAATATAGAGAAATCTTTAAATTTTTATAATAAAAAAATAAGTGTAATTATATTACCAACAATTTCTTTAATAAGTCAAACTTTTAGAGAATTTTACCAATGGAAGATGTTTGGGTACAAAGATAAAAATGGTAATATAATAGACACTAAAATTTCTTGTTTAATAATAAGATCTGGTACAAACCCAAGATATAATAATTTAGTAGCAAATGTATTTCAAACGTTAGATGTAAATGATGCAATATCTTTTATAAAAAAAGAAACAAGTATTGGTAGAAAAGTAGTTATTTTTTCAACTATGAAATCAAAAGAATCTAAGTATCAAATAATCATTGATGAACTTAAAAAAATTAATTTAAGAGTAGGTTTAGAAGTAATTGATGAATATCACAATATAATCTCTTCTTCATCAAAAAGAGAAAAACAATTGGAAATAGCAGAATACTTAAAGGATAATACTGACAGAACCGATTCAACTTTATTTTATAGTGCTTCAAACAAATTCGGTGAGATTCTAAGTTCATTCAATGAGGAATTATTTGGACCATTATTAGCAAAAGTTAACAGAAATGATTTAAGAGTTCGAGGATTTGTTTGCCCAAAACTTATATTTAAATTAATAAGAGTTAAACCAACATCCAATTCCAATGAAGTTAAAAGAGACGCAAGTAGAATTAATTTAGATATTGATAAAGCACAAACAGAAGCAGTTGCATCAATAATAGCATACAAAGACTTAAGTAAATACTACGATAGACCAAATTTAATAACATTTGGTGATCATGTTGAGGGGTGTAGATACATATCAGAGAGTGACGAAATGATTAAACACCTACCCAATGTTAATAATCATTTTATGGCAGCAAAAACAACCGCCGATAAAAGAGATAAAATAATTGACGCAGTAAAAGATTCAGGTGGTAATATTATACATCAACACTCTGTTGCAAAAGAAGGTATAAATTTACCTAATTTACAAGGGGGGTTAATTGGAAGAGATATGAATATAATTTCTTTACAACAATCTATTGGTAGATCAGACAGAGCATTATACATAGATACTTTGAAAATAGAGAAAGGTTTAATAACTTTAGATAATCCAGATGGTTGGGAAAAATATTATAATATTATTTATTTAATTGTTGATGATACTGATTCATTTGCTGATAGAGTTAAAAAAATAGTAAAATATTTACTTGATCAGGGTATTCCTGAAAATGAATGGGACATATCTTTTGTTGATGATGAAGGTAAAGGAGGTGAGAAATATGAAAAGTCAAATTATGAAACAAATATTGATTTTGATATAATATTTAATTCCTCTAAATTTAAAAAAATGATCGATAATACTAAGATTGAATTACAAGAATTAGAAGAAAAATTAAAGCTAGATTTACAAGAGCAATTAAAAAATCAAGAAGAAGAAGAAAAAGTAAACAACATAAAACAATTAGATGATGATGATTTTTTAAATTTTGTTAATGGAAAGTAAACTTATATATATATAAGTTAATATATATAAATAATTAAATAATACTATGCAATTAGATACAGAAAATATAAGTTTTGGAATGACATTCTCACAAGGAATTATCAACTATAAAACAAATAAAAAGAAGAATATATTTGAAGAGATAATAACAGCACATACTATTGAAGAAGATGCTAATTTATCAAAAGATGATAAAATTAGATTATTAAATCTATTAAATTCTGATATAGATCCATTTGAGAAAAGACTTAGGATAATGAGAACTCTTGACAAAGAAAAGGACTTCTCATCAAAAATAGCATTGGTTTTACAAAAAAAGCCAAATAAAATGGAAATGGTTCAAGAAATTCTAACCATATTTAGAGATGAATATACAAAGAAAGATATATTAAAAAAGGATTTTGGTGAAGTTCTAACACCATTTTCTATGGTAAATGAAATGGTTTCACAAATTGAAGAAGATTTCTGGCAATCACCATATGACGAAAATGGTAATATTAAAACAGTTCTAGAAACATCAAATGGATCTGGTATATTCTTATGGTGTGTAGTCTATAAATTTATGTATGGATTAAAAACACATTTTGAAGATGAGGAAGAAAGGTATAAATTCATAATTGAAAAAATTATTTATGCTTGTGAATTACAAAACTCAAAAATGTTCAATTGGCTATGCACTGCAGATTTATACGACGAGCACGATCTAAATGTATATCGTGGATCATATTTAGAAGATGGATTTGATAAACATATGAAAGAAGTTTGGAATATAGATAGATTTAGTTTATGCCTAAGCAATCCACCGTACCATGAAACAATAGATGGTAATAAAAGAGGTCGACCAATTTACAATAAATTTATTGAAAAATCTATTGAATTTTCTGAAAAAATTCTATTCATAACACCAAGTAGATGGTTAGCAGGTGGATTCGGGTTAGACGAATTTAGAAATATGATGTTTTCAAGAAACGATATAAAGTTAATAAAACACTTCGATGATGCCAAAAAGATATTTGGTAATTATGTTGATATAAAAGGTGGAGTTTCCTATTTCTTTATAGATAATAATCACAATGGACCAGTTACTATAAATGATGTAATATCAAATTTCAATAAGTATGATATATTTGTTGATATGAAATACCATAGTTTGCTGGATAAGATATTACTTAATATGGAAAATTCACTTAAATCAATTTCTAAATCAAAATCATTTTGGATGAATTTCAATGACAATCAATTAGATTCGATAAAATCTGAAAATAATATATTATGTTATGTTTCCAAGAATAAAGGTTTGAAAAAATATATTCAAATTGAAAAAATATCAAATAGTGCTAAATTATCGATAAATAGATTTAAAGTATTCACACCATACGCCGCAGGTTATTCCAGTAATTTAGGAATTTTTGGAAATAAAATAATTGGATTACCAAACGAGGTTAGTTCCAATACCTATATGACACTATTAGTAAATTCAGAAAGTGAAGCAAAATCACTAACATCATATATGAATACAAAATTTTGTAAATTTTTCCTATCACTCAGAAAAAACACACAAAATATGAAGCCTGATACATTTAAATGGATTCCTATAGTTCCTTTTGATAGAGAATGGACAGATGAACTTTTATTTGATTATTTTAATTTAACAGAAGAAGAAAAAAAATTAATTCTAGAAAAATGATAGATGTATTTTTCATAGAGTTTTTATACAGAGAAAGTACATTAGATATTCAATAATTGTTTAAAAGAATATATAGCTAAACAAAATTAAAAAAGTTCATATAATACATATGGACTTTTTATTTTTAGAATTTTATATACAAAAGAA